CAACTTAACTTGTCCTTCATTTTCTGGATGCTTAGGATCAGAAACGATATACACGTTAGCAATGTAATTCAACTTACGTTTTTGCTTACGAACGATTTCTTTGTTGGCTTCAATGCCAGAATTCCACAACTTGTTATTGTGTTCACACACAGGACATTGTTGATTCTTGGTAGTCAAGCAGTTATCAATCAACCAGCCACCAGGACCTTGAAAGCCGTGACCAAAAATCTTGACCCATGGCAATGCATCATCACCATCAACTGCTGGCGCAGGCAAGAAACGGATAACGGCAGAACCGTTACCTGCTTTGTCTACTTCTGGTTTCCAATAGTTGTCTTTGTTGTCTGCGGCACCTGTAGAATTAAGTGCCTCAACTGCTTTGGCAAGCTTGTCTAAGTTGCCAGATTGACGTTTGAGATTTGCGAATGAACTCATAGTATTTCCTTATAGAACGGAGTATTAAAATTAAAACGGATTGTCCACATATTACATAATATAACCATATTTATCCACGTAGGAGTGTATCTAATATGGAGATGGTTGTCAAGGCATCCTTGTGAAGAATACCAGTACCACCTGCTTCATTCCACTCATCGATGTTAGAATCAGTATCATCAATAAGTATGGAATTTTCGTCTGCAAATTTTGCTTTCAGTTTTTTACCTGGAACAAAAATTGTAGGATAGGTAATGCCATGTTGTTCTAGCCACGTAGTCTTTTGAAACTGTATGGCGGCATTGTTTTCTGGTCTTGCGGTAGAAGAAAGAATCTCAATAGGAACTGTTAAGGTCTTCAAATAATCCAGCAAAACTGGTGCATCTGGCATCATTTCCAGTGAGCCAAAGTTTTTACCTTGAATGAACTGTTTGAAATAATGACCAAATTGTCCATGACTATCGGCTTGCACTGGCATTATACCGAAAAGGTCTTCAAACCTTTTTTCAAAGTTTGCAATGACACCATCCATGTCCAAATAGATTTTTGTAAAATTACGCATGTTCGACTACTACCTCTTTTAAAATGTTTTTAAACTTAACTTTGTCATATTGAATAAAAGGTGCATACTTTTCACTTTTCAATCGCCAGTTTGGCCATATAATATCATCACTGATTTTACGGTCCCACATGGGAAAGAAATTCATAATATCATTAAGTATGCACAAAGTTTCAACGCTAATTGTACCTGACATAACCTCACGCAGTAAGGTTGGATGTTGACCGTCTTTGACAATCAACATTTGTTCAGGTGCATCATTACCAACAAGACCTAGTATATCATTTTCAAAGACATATGTCAAGCTTTGATTTATCTTTTGCCACTTTTTGTATGCGGCTTCACCTTCAGGTCCAGTCATTTCACCAACCCAAGATGCATCACCGTATACAAAATTGGCCAAATAAAATTTTTGCATTTCTTCCAAGGAGAATTTCCGTGAAAGTTTGTAAAAACTATATTTGTCCTTACGCTTCAGAAATGTATCCTGTGAAACGTTGGTCTTACCGTTATATTTAAAAAAGTCGTAGGACTTAGAGGTGAAATGCGTTTTCAATGCATTATATAGTCTGAACGCCTCAAAGCCTGTGTTTTCGGTCATAGCGGAAGTTTAGATGATTTCTTGATTAAGTTAACTGATTGTGCTTCTTCACGGATTCTTGCTTTAAGGTGGGATGAAATTAAGGTGGCGGCCACCTCAATCTCAATACCAGTTTCATCACAATACTCCACAATTGCTTCCATACAATGCATAGAATGTGTGTTAGCCATTTCTTCAATCTTCAATGAGAAGTCACGGATTTCATCTTTAGTTGGCATCATTTGGCCTTCAATGCATAGACCATGCAAAGGTTATCTGTCTGTGTTGCATATGCACACTTAACAGAGATGGGGTCAATACCTTTTTGAATGGCTGTGTCCATGTTGCCTGCCATGTTGTTTCTGTCATTGATATTTGACAAATAACCACTAATGATTACTGATACAATAACAATGGTGATACACACCATTGATGTAATAACAATTTTCATGTATGAATTTTGGTTTTCCATATTAAATGATATCCTTGTTTCTGTCAATTGAGTCTTTGTTGGATCGGTAGAAGATGTGCTGTCCGATTTGCTTGACTTTCTGCAAATGATTCCACCCAGGATGGATGTAATCCGCATGGTAGTATGTCGCACCGTCTGTAACATCTTTTTGCCTTTCATAGTTAACAACCAAATTGGTTGCGAGATCCAAGATTTCATTATACAACCTTTTATCGGTGATTGGCAAGCCTTTACCGTCTTTCTTTTCGCAATACCAAGAGAACTGACATGTACCGCCTGTCTTTTGTTTCACCACGGAACAAATATCTTCACCATAGCCAGATTGCAATCTGTTTAAAGTAACAAAAGCAACGGCCTTCTTACCATCTAGTGGTTCGTGTGCGGCTTCATGGTAAATATTTTGTGCCAAACAATTCACTTGAATCTTAGTTTCCTTAGACAGTGCATCATATGTGGTCTTAAACGGTAAGTTATAAGTGTTTACATTTACACAAGATAACATCAGTATGATTGCTGAAAAGAATACTGCTACAAGTATAATTCTACTTTGCATGTGATTCTCCAGTTAAATGGGTGGGTTTTGTAAGAACCCACCGAAACTTATTGGACTCTTAGAAAGAGAACTTTGCGCCTACAGCAACGGTGTTACCATCAAAAGATTTAACTTTGTGGTCACCATCTTGATAACGGTAGTCAGCAGTGAAAGCGAATTGTTTGTTAACTGGAACGGTAACGCCAGCACCAACTTCAGCAACATAACGCTCATCGCTCTTGATACCTTTCTTGTCAAGGTAACCAACACCAGCCTTAGCGGTCAATGCGGCATTACCCAACTTGAAAACATCATAACCACCGATAACGCTGAATTTGTCTAGATTACGTTTGATTTCACGGTCGGCTTCAGCAGTAACGCTTACTTTACCAAAATGTTCACCTACAGTCAAACCAAAACCATCACGGTCTTTCTTGCTGTAGTTGTCGATAGAACCATTAACACCAACTTCAACGGCTGATGCAACTCCAAATGCAGCCATCAAAGTGGCCAATAGAACTAACTTCTTCATTAAAAACTCCTTTAAGTTAAAAAATGCCAACTGATTGGGTAATAAGGACAGTTGGCGAAACCTCAGCTTAACCTCAAGCGGCTAGGCGGTAAACGCTTTCGTTTGCATTTATTTTTGATTTAGTGTTTACGTCAACTCTGACGGATAGCCTAATATAATACTTGTTACCCTGTCGAAACCATGGCAGGCCCATCATAAGAATTCAGGCTTGGATTATGTGGATGTCCGTGATACCTTAGTCATCTTCATTACCGCACGGCGCAGACCTAAATTCTTATGGTGGACCTGGTGGGAGTCGAACCCACGTCCAGAATACTTTTCTTATACCAAGTTTACTATCATTATTAGCGCACCGCTTCGGTGTGCTTACCTTTGACAGACTTCTTCAATAACTTCATCCAAAATTTCTTGGCTTTTTCTAAGTTATGTTCAAATTCTGCACGATTTAGTTTTTGGATTAATTTTTTGACTTTCATTGATTTGGTACCAATACAATTCGTTTAGTGTTAGTTTGTTGGTCGAACATTTCAACCCAATGATAACCTGGTGGAGGCAATTGAATTGCTGGCGCTGTACCTTGCACAACAATAGGTTGTGGTTCAACGATAACAGTTTTTGGTTGTGCCAATTCATAACCAATTACACCACCAATAAGTGCTGGTGCGATCCAACCTCCGGCTGGTTGCACATAGTAGTTATAATGTGGACGATAACAACAACGGTCGGCTAGTGCGGAAGTTGCTAAAGTTGCGAATAAAAGTGAAGTGATAATTTTTTTCATGATTTGTATCCTATCAGAAAGTTTTTGACTTGTCAACCATCAAAAGGATGTTTGCCACTTATTTATGATTCGAAGCATATTTCCATGGGTGGAAATCTTTCCGTAAAAGGTTTAAAGTCGGAACTAAAGTATGTATAACAAAACCAGAACGTGGATTAAACATTAAAGTCAAAAAGTCTTTTAGTGTTTTCCATTTATACAACTGACCATCCTTGCGTAACAATGTTATGGTGTTAAGTAACATGTTTTTATAGATTAAAAAGGTAAGTCTAGGCAAGGCTCGATTTAAGATTTTCTTTGATGTTTGCTGGAAACTTGGATGTTTTTGAATCACCTTATTCACTATTGTATTCCACACATCATATGAAACACCTCGATGGTCCGATTCTTCTCCCATGTGCCATTGCCACATTTCTTTAAAGTGTGGATGCATTTTCTCAATCATATCTGGATTGGAAGTTATCCAATCTGAAATGACAACAGTCAAATGTTCTGTTATAACTGTGCAGGCCAAATTACCCAAATCAGAAGTTACTTTCGTATCTGACGGTTTGTGCATCTTGTGTATGGGATAACCACATTTCTCAAGCCAAGAATTGTATTCTGTGTGTACCTTTGTGTGCCAAGATTCTTGTCTGAAAAGTTCTTCAATATCTTCTTGCAATTCTACATCTTGGATATCTTTTTTGAATACACGGATGCTATCAATTATATACTTCTCACCACCAGGAAAATCAAATTGAAACGCATTCATAAAATGTGTTTTGACTGGACTATTGTCGAACCAATACACCGGCAGTTCCTGATTCCAATTAGGTTGAAATTTGAAACCCCTTTTCATTTTACTTCCAAAGTTTGATCAATGATGTATTTTCGTTGGCAGTTACAGAAATTGCTTTCTTTGCTTTAGCTGATACAAATTCATAAGGACCATAATTGGTTCCTGATGCATCAGTCACGCTTCCGGTTAGTATAAACATGTAT